GCGAGAGTGAAGTCCATCCACATTTTATTAACACACAAACACACAGGAGAAAAATCATGGCTAAACCTATGACACCTTTTGAAATACGTCTCGACCTATTAAAAATGGCTAAAGAGATGCTGGAATCAGATTGTTACGCAAAGCGACAAGCAGCAGATAACAAATGGTTTCAAGATGTTGAAATTGCTCGTACTAAAGGCGAAGCAATTCCAGCAACACCAGAACTAGTACCATTCCCTACTGAAGAAAAAATAATCGCTAAGGCACAAGCACTTAACGACTTCATCAGTAATGGGTAATTAATAGGAGAGAGGGGAGCAATCCCCTCTCATTGACATATGGACATAAACTTAATATACGTTATTTTACTGGCAGTAATCTTTCTTGGACTATTTGCTGCTCCCTACTATACAATCAAAACAATTTTTCTAATTTGTATGATTGGATTTCTTATTGGATTCCTTACAGGGTGCCAATCAGAGAATTGGAGTTTCACACCAAACGCAAAGATAAAAACAGATGAAATATCAAGAGACAAACCAACCAAAGGAATTGAAATCGAAGAAGTCCAAGGACAAATCGAATACAAATTCTAAATACTGTATTTACGATACAGCAATGAGATTTTGCTTATTGTTAAAAGATTGTAAATGCAAAAAATATTAATGAATGGAGAAACACGTGATCAAGATTCTACAACTAGCTAACGCAATGGAAATTATCTCAGAGATTGATGAACCAATCGCTGGAGAAATTCATGCTTCAAATCCTGCAATCATTATGCGTCAAATGCAGGGAGAAAAAATGGGATTAGGACTTGCTCCTTTTTGTCCATACTCTGACGATAAGAAACCAGTAGTATTTAATCGTGCACAAGTAATTGCAGAGATTACACCAAGCACTGGACTTGTAAATGAATACAATCGTATGTTCGGTTCAGGACTGGTAGTTCCAGAGAAAAAACTTATTATTTAAACTTGACTTTTTCAAATTTTTGTAGTATAATATATTATTAATTTATGGTTGGAGGAAGTTCTTTGTCGTTTTATACTAATGTTCACCAGTGGGGTAACACTTTGCTGGTTCGATCGATCGTCAATGGTCGTCACAAACTTGATAAGATTAACTTCAAACCATCTGTTTGGACTACACAAGGCAAAGGTGATACCGAATACAAAACACTTGATGGTCGTCCTTGTTATGAGATTGAAATAGACTCTATCAAAGAGGCACGTGAATTTGTTGAACGTTACAAAGACGTAGCTGGATTCGAAATCCATGGTCAATTAAACTGGATGTATCAGTGGCTGTGGAAACAGTATCCATCTGACATTCAATGGGATATGGATCAGATCCGTATCTATTCTCTCGATATCGAGACTTCTTCAGAAAATGGCTTTCCGTCTGTCGAGTTAGCAAATGAAGAAGTCCTTCTTATTTCCATTCAAAACTATAACACCAAAGAAATCCTAACTTGGGGTACTCGTCCATACACTGGCGATGCCACCAACTTCACATTTAAAGAATTCAAAAAAGAATCAGATATGCTAATCGACTTTGTTGATTGGTGGAAGAAGAACACACCTGACGTTGTTACAGGTTGGAATATTAACTTCTTCGATATCCCATTCTTGTATCGTCGTATCGCTAGAGTGATTGGCGAAGATTACGCTAAACAATTAAGTCCTTGGAAGATTACCAAAGAACGTGAGATCTTTGTTCGTGGTAACAAAGAGTTTGCTTATGATATCGCTGGAGTAAGTCAGCTTGACTTCCTAGATCTTTATAAGAAATATACTTATACAATGCAAGAGTCTTATCGTCTTGACAATATCGCTAAGGTTGAGTTGGGCGAAGAGAAATTAGATCATACTGAATACGCAACGTTCCAGGAATTCTATCAAAACAATTGGAATAAGTTTGTTGAGTATAACGTTCACGACGTTGTGTTGGTTGACAAACTCGAAGATAAAATGCGATTGATTGAACTTCAATTGACTATGGCGTATGGTGGTAAGATTAATTATGAAGATGTATTCTCACAAGTTAGAATGTGGGATATGCTTGTTCATAATCACTTACGTGAAGACAATATCATTATCCCTCCGAAAAAATCTAATAGCAAATCCTCTCAATATGAGGGTGCTTATGTAAAAGATCCATTGGTTGGTATGCATAAGTGGATTGCTTCATTTGACTTGAACTCTCTATATCCACATTTGATTATGCAATATAATATCTCACCTGAAACTCTTTTGCCTTATGGTGAAAAGTCTGGTGTTGAACATTACCTACGTAACAAAGCAGAACCACAAACTGATGTAGCTGTTGCTGCAAATGGTAGTTGTTATCGAAAAGATAAGATTGGTGTATTCCCTAAGATTATGGAAGATCTTTATCGTGAGCGAACAGTAGCGAAAAAAGAAATGCTTGCTGCTGAACAACAGTATCAGAATACAAAAGATCCTGCGTATAAAAAGATTATCTCTCGAAAGAACAATCTACAAATGGCGATGAAGATCGCATTGAACTCTGCTTATGGTGCAATGGGTAATGAATGGTTCCGATACTTTGATATTCGTATGGCTGAAGCAATTACAGTTTCTGGTCAGTTATCCATTCGTTGGATTCACGATAAGATGAATGAGTATCTTAATAAGATTATCGGAACGACTGGCGTAGATTATATTATTGCTGTTGATACCGATTCAATTTATGTAACGTTTGAAAAACTAATTGATAAAGTATTTACGGAAGAACAACAAAAAGATACAGCAAAGGTTATTCGTTTTATGGATAAGATTTGCGAAGAGAAGTTTCAACCATTCATTGATGATTGTTATGTTGATCTCGCAAAACGTATGAATGCGTTTGATCAAAAGATGAATATGAAACGAGAAGTATTGGCTGACAAAGGTATCTGGACTGCCAAGAAACGATATGTTCTTTCAGTGCATAACTCTGAGGGTGTTCAATACGCTGAACCAAAATTAAAAGTAATGGGATTGGAGATGATTAAATCTTCAACTCCTCAAGCAATTCGTGAAGCATTGCGACATGCTTTACCAGTTATTCTCCATAAAACTCAATCAGATCTTTACTCCTTTATTAATGAGTTTCGTGAGAAGTATGATACCTTATCGGTCGAGGACATTGCGTTTCCTAGATCGGTAAATGGTATCAAGACGTATGGTGATCCTTCACACATTTATACTAAAGGAACACCATTCCATTGTCGTGGTGCATTAGTTTATAATTATCATCTTAAAGATAAAAAATTAACTAATCGTTATCCATTGATTAAAGAGGGCGAAAAGATTAAGTATGTATTCTTGAAAGTCCCTAACACTGTGCAAGAAAACGTCATTTCTTTCATATCTGAATTACCGAAAGAACTGGATCTTCACAAATACATAGACTATGATATGCAATTCGAGAAGTCTTTTCTAGATGCTTTACAAATCGTTGTCCATCCATTAGGTTGGAAGGTAAGGGAAACAGCTAGTCTTGAAGACTTCTTCTAAAATCCTTGTAAAACCTTGCGAAATAGGTGTTGACTTTTTACAAGAAATGTAGTATAATAGTCGTTGAAAATAAATGAAAGGAACAAATATGTTTAAAAAACTAATCCCTGCTGTAGCACTTATTGCTATGGTGGCAAATCCAGCACTTGCAAATGCAAATAATGGATATTACGCAGTTGTTGAAAACGTTATCAATAACACAAAAACTATTTCAACTCCACAACAAGTATGTACACAACAGCTTGTAACTGAGAGAGTCGATAATCAAGACTTGATTGGTGGTGTTGAGGGTGTTATCGGTGGTATTGCTGGTGGTGTAATCGGTAATCAAATCGGTAAAGGTAATGGTAATCAAATTGCAACTGTACTAGGTGCAATCATTGGTAACAGAGCAATGGCTAAACCTGGAAAACCAGAATACAAACAAGTTGAGAGAATGGTATGTAATACTGTTTACGAAAGTAAAACTCAAACTGTTGACTACACTGTTACTTTAAGGTATAATGGTGTTGTTTGGAATACGACTATGCTTTCTGCTCCACCAATTGGATCGAAAGTAAGAGTAAATGGTATTTCTGTTGGCGAATAATTATATTAATCTAAACTAGGAGTCGTGATGAACTATTTAAAAGACATGGTAAAAAGTCTTGACAATGAGTATGCTGGACTTGCCGATTCAGGCATTGTTGGTGATACTACACAGTTTATCGATACAGGTTCTTATTCTTTCAATGCATTGTTGAGTGGATCAATTTATGGTGGTCTACCTAACAACAAGGTAACTGCATTGGCAGGTGAGTCCAGTACTGGTAAAACTTTCTTTGCTCTAGGAGTTTGTAAAAACTTTCTAGACTCGCATCCAGAGGCAGGTATTTTATACTTCGAATCTGAGGGTGCATTGACTAAAGATATTTTAGTCGAACGTGGAATCGATCCAAAGCGATTTGTATTAATTCCAGTTACAACTATTCAAGAATTTAGAACTTCAGCAATGAAGATTCTTGACAATCATCAAAATGTTCCAAAAGATGCTCGTAAACCTATTATGTTCGTTCTTGACTCATTGGGTATGCTTTCAACTGAGAAAGAAGTCCAAGACGTTTCAGATGGAAAAGATGTTCGTGATATGACTCGTGCACAACTTGTGCGTGGTGCATTCCGAGTGTTGTCATTGAAACTTTCTAAACTTGACGTACCTATGATTGTAACAAATCATACATATGATGTAATTGGTTCTTATGTTCCAACTAAAGATATGGGTGGTGGTGGAGGATTGAAATATGCTGCATCAACTATCGTGTTCTTAAGTAAGTCTAAAGACAAAGACGGAACAGAAGTAATTGGTAATATCATTAAATGTAATCTACAAAAATCTCGTTTCACTAAAGAGAACTCAAGATGTGAATCTAAACTTAACTTCAAAACAGGTTTAGATCGTTATCACGGATTGACTGATCTTGCAATTGAAGCAGGTATTTGGGAGTCGTCTGGTGGACGTATTACTGTTGATGGTAAAAAAGTTTTTGGTAAAAACATTGCACAAAATCCAGAACAATTCTTTACTGATGAAGTAATGAAGAAATTGGATGTTTATGTTGGCACCAAATACAAATATGGTACAGGTGATGTTGTCGAAACAGAAGTGGAAGAGACTCTTGAAACTGAAGAATAATACACCTATCAATGCCGAGTTTACTGAGCAGGTTGAGGATACTCAGCCTGTTCTTCAAACTAATAAAGGGGAGATGCCAGCATTCCCTTTACTTTCTAAAGATTCGTTTGAATCCGAAGAGGCATATTTAAAAGCAAAAGATGATTATGAAAAGGGACTCACTTATTTTCCTGGAGTCCCACATGAAGTATTAAAAGAATATGGCAATACAGGTTTTAATAAAATACGCTTTACTGCAGGATTATTAGAGGGTATAATAGTCTCTTTTGGTAGAGTTAATTTTAACACAGAAGACAATGGTGAAATTAAGTTATCATTCGACTATGAAACGGATGGTAAGCCAAAGTATCGAATGGTTCACAAGGAAGAAATGGAAAAGCTACTTGGGGACTTTTTAATGTCACTGATCGAAGAAGAGATGCGTACTAAAAAAGCAATCTTCCAAGGTGGCAAAGATGAAATGGAGAAATATATTAATGACGAGAATAGAAACAACAATCCTGAAGAATCTGATTCACGATGAGGAATATCTACGTAAGGTAGTACCACATCTATCAGACAAATACTTCGGTGATCAAATTGAAAAAGCAATCGCTGAGAACATCATCGAATTCTTTGGTAAGTATAACAAAGCACCAACACAAGAAATCCTAGCAATCGAACTAGGTAATCGTAAGGATCTATTCCAAGACGATTTCAAAAAAGCAACTTCTTATATTGATAAACTTACACCTGAAACAACTAACAAAGATTGGTTGATTGATGAAACTGAAAAGTGGTGTAAGAATCGAGCAGTCTATAATTCTATTATGGATTCAATTAAGATTATTGATGGTCGTGATAAGCAACACAATCAAGATGCCATTCCTCATCTATTACAAACAGCACTTGGTGTATCCTTTGACAAATCTGTAGGGCATGATTATATTGACGACTATGAAGCACGATACGAATTCTATCATCGTGTTGAAGAAAAGATTCCATTTGATCTAGACATGTTAAACACCATTACACGTGGTGGATTATCTAAGAAAACTCTAAACATTATCCTTGCAGGTACTGGCGTTGGTAAGTCACTCTTTATGTGTCACCATGCAGCATCAGTTCTAATGCAAGGTAAAAACGTATTATACATATCTCTAGAGATGGCTGAAGAACGTATTGCTGAACGTATCGATGCAAATCTATTGAATCTTGGTATGGATGAATTGAAAGTAGTTGATAAAACTATCTTCGGTAATCGTGTTAAAAAGATTTCTGATAAAACACAAGGTAAGTTGATCGTTAAAGAATATCCAACTGCGAGTGCACATTCTGGTCACTTCCGTGCATTACTTGAAGAATTGAAAATGAAAAGAGACTTTACGCCAGATATCGTCTTTATTGATTATTTGAATATTTGTTCTTCACAAAGATTGCGTGCAGGGGGAAATATTAATTCTTATACATATGTAAAGGCAATTGCTGAAGAATTGCGTGGTTTGGGAGTAGAGTATAACGTACCTATCGTTTCTGCAACTCAAACGACAAGATCTGGTTATACCAATACTGATTTGGGATTAGAAGATACTTCTGAATCGTTTGGTTTACCTGCAACTGCTGACTTGATGATTGCTCTTATTTCTACTGAAGAACTAGAGGAACTTGGTCAGTTAATGGTTAAACAATTGAAGAATCGATATAACGATCCATCTTATTATAAGAGATTTGTAATTGGCGTTGATCGTTCGAAGATGAAATTGTTTAATGTAGAATTATCGGCTCAACAGAATATTGCAGATAGTGGGCAAGGTAAACAAAAAGAAGAGAAGTCTTTATTTGATCAATCCCCAATCGGTAAGAGATTGGCTACTGAAGGATTCAAATTTTGATTGCAACAAATAATAGTGTATAATACTAATAAACAAAGAACGAAAGAGAAAAAACAATGGTAAAAACTATCACAGCACCTATCAAATATGATGCTGAACATCTAGTTGGACAGTTTGTTGACGAGTCCCACTATGATACTCTGATTGAAGAGGATTGTGATTTTTATGCGCCAACTCCAGTTGGTGAAGAAAATAGCGAAGAAAATATTATTTTCAAGTTTCGTAAAAATTACTTCACGAAAGAAGAACAAGATACTGCTTACGCTGGTTTGCGTGAAGCAGCAGTAGAAACTCAAAATCGTGGTATGGCAGCAGGACCAAAAGCTGGTTCTCTTGGCAATCGTGAATGGGTTACTGAATACCAAATGGAAATTATGGATGCGTTTTGCAAACCTACAGAAAATCTATTTGGTGTAGATCGTATCGACGAGATTAAGAATAAGTATGGTGACAATCGTGCATCTGCTCCATCTTCTCGTGGAGTTGTTTGGTCAATTAACCGAACTAAAGATGAAGGATTCGAATTTGATGCATGGGTTGAAGACACTCGTAAGATGTCTCAAGATGATGCAAAGACAGAATCTGAGCGAGTATTGAAGCAGTTGGTATGTGCCACTACTTATGCTAACTCAGTATTCTCAGGTATCGCTGGATTCTTTGATCGTTATCCTCGTATTCCATGGGGACGTCCAACAGCATTTACTGAAAAGAATCAAGCCAAGTATGAAATGGCATTCCCATTCCTACAACATTTGAGTAAGGGATTCAAAGATCTATTACCTATTCGTTATGGTAAGCAAATTGCTGCATGCGAAAAACTAGATTCAAAATTTGTTATTCCTGGAACACCATTCACTACTGTCACAGTAAATAAAACTTTTAGAACTGCTGCACACCGAGATGCTGGAGATTTGAACGATGGATTCTCGAACCTTACTGTTGTCTCTAATAATGGTAAGTATGTGGGTGGTTATCTCGTCTTTCCTGAGTTTCGTGTTGCAGTAAACATTCGTCCTGGAGATCTACTTCTTGTGAACAATCACGAGGGTATCCATGGCAATACTGAAATGACAGCTGAAGAGGGAGCAGAGCGTATATCATTCGTTTGTTACTTCCGTGAGAAAATGCTAGAACTTGGTTCTTGGGATTACGAAATGACTCGTAAACAGTTTGTTGAAGATCGTAAGAATAACAAAGAGCATCCTCAACAAAAGCATTTGTGGAATGGCGTAAGCGAAGGTATGTGGGAAAGTCAAGAGTGGTATGATTATCTAACAGAACGATTGGGTGAGAATACTGTAATGACTTATCATCCTAATGCTGTTAAGTCTTCACTTGAGGCATTCTTTTAATGTGCGCAATCGTTGGTATCTCAATCAAAGGTATAACACCTCAACAAGAATTACGTGTAGAACGATTAATTCGTGAAGCAATGATTCGTGGTAAACATGCCACTGGAGTTAGTTATATCCAAAAAGGTAAACTACAATCTATAAAAGAACCTATCCCTGCAGATGAATTTATGCAGAAGTATCCAATCGACAACTTTGTTGATTTAGATGGATGGAAACGTGATCTCTTTATGATTGTTCATTGCAGATATTCAACGTCAGATATTAAATACAACCAACCCTTTTTCAATAAGAGTTTTTCACTAGCACACAATGGTGTGATTAGTCAAGAACTACCAGAGAATTGGGAAAAACTGTATGGCTTTAAATGTGAGACCAAGAACGACAGTGAACTACTCTTTCACACTGTCGTTGCTGGTCAATCACCACTTAAAGTTTGGCAGGAATCCTCAATTGCAGCAGTAGAATTATATGATAATTACAATCTTCGTTTTTATCGTAATGGTCGAAGACCACTGCACTTGACTGATATTGGTACTGGGTATATAATTACTTCTACGAAAGATATTGTTAAACGATCAGGATTTGATATTATAGATGAACAGGGAGTTGTTCCTGGAACTTATTTTAATCTTGAGAAAGACCATACTATGTCGTTTGAAGATTCAGGAGTGAAAATAGATGACTTACAATAAAGAAAATTTTACATGGGGTTATGAAGTAGAATGGGGCGATATCGATCGTCGTCTAACTATCCCTGCAGATCTCGGTAAGTGGGAATATGCAGAAACTGATATTGTTAATCTACACGAACCTTTCCAATATATTGCTTGCGATCCACTAGGTGAAGAACCATATATGGGTGGCGAAGTAAATATGATGCCGACTAAAACTTGGCAAGAACAAGTAGATCGTATTATCGACCTACGAGAGTTTTTCAAATACCACGGAAACCAACCTACTGCGTCTTGTGTTAATCACGGACATCTACACGTTTATGTTCCTGGATTGAAAGATGACATCGGTGCTCTTAAGAAACTGATTGCTTATATCAAAGCAAATCAAAATGCAGTAATTGAACATTGTTATGGGTTTTACGATCATCCAGAAATGAAGAACAGTAAAGGTGCAAAGATGTATCTTAAGTTTGATGGTGGTCGTCCAATGCCAGATTATATGTGTGACAATATTATTAATCTTGCTACCGACTTTGATCATTTTATTAAACTCCATGCTGCAGGTAAAGATGGTGTGTCAATGGGTAGACCATTTAGATTCGCTATTAATACCTATTGTATGAAACATACTGGAACAATTGAGTTTCGTTGTTTCCGATCTACAACTGATACACAACAGATTAAAGATCAGTTTAAATTTGCTGAGAAGTTTGTTGATGCAGCATTGAACGATGGACCAAGTGTAGAAAACATTTTATTCGAACAAGGTTATAATTATAACTTTCCTCCATTTGTATGGGACTGGAAAGAATATAATGGTTGGGTAAATACCAAATACGAAAAAGAGCGTGGTAATAAAGTAAGAGAATACCATGAAGTTGCATAAAGTAACAAGAGAGCAATTCGTTTCAGCAATCACTGATGATCCTGCTGATAAGTTTGCGAAAACTTTTGTTGCGAAAGCCAATATGCAAGAGCAGTGGGAGTGTGGCTCTCATCATCTTTGTATGGGTTTATGGGATGAAGATAAACTAATGGGTGCTATTATTACTTCTATCTCTAAACGAGATCCAAAGGTAGCCAATCTACAATTACTACATACATTTGCTGCATATCGTGGTAAAGGTGTAGGTAAAACTCTTTCATTAGACAGTTTACGTTATGCGATACACGAGAAAGCACAATACTTCCGTGTCAGTGCAGAGATACCAGCAATAGAATTTTATAAGAAAATTGGCTTTGAAATGCTAGGAGAACAGAAGTCTGGATGTCAACTAAGTATGTTCAAAGTTAATCCAGAAATGAAATCCTTTGAAGAGGGTGATTACGATATTAATGATGCAACAATCTTCAACGCAGTATATAAAAAAGGTAAAGGTGGTTGTGTTAAAGTTTTCAAAGAAACAGAATCACTTTTTGGGTAGGCAATGAACCAGTATTACTTTCATCTTTCAATACCAGAAATAAAACATCCTTTAAATGAAGTAGGACAGAAATGGTTTGATGCTCTTAAAGGTGGGCATTGGAACATTCCTCGTGAATATATCTCTAACGATTTAATTAAATTTGCACCAAAGGTTGGATTGCAATTCTTTGATGCAGAAGTCTTCAGTCTTCCTGCAAACTATCAATTACAAATTCACGTAGATGCTACGAATATGTCACGTAAGTGTAAACTTAATTGGGCATATAGCGAGGGTGAGCATTACAATGTTTGGTATACTCCCAAGAAAACTTGGAGTAGAATAGCTACTGCAGAAGAACAGAGTGATGGTGCATTAGACGATTACTCTTTTGTATTTGAATTAGATGAAGTGGATGAAGTAGCAAGGACTGTACTAAAGAATCCTACTGCTGTAGTAAGTGGTCAACCACATAGTGTGATTACTACGACACATCCAAGAAAGTCTATCTCTGTTACTCTTATGCCAAAGGGAACAATTCCATTTGAAAAAGATTGGGGTATTCCTATTGACGAAATGAGAAACTATTTGAAAGACTACATTATTAATGACTGATTTCCGTGAACAAAAAAATCGACGTGAAGCATTTATCAGATGGTATGCTTGGTCGATAAAATATAAAGATTGTGATCCATCAGTTTGGATGACAAACTATCTAAACGATAGATACGAACATAATACTGAAGAAAGGTTTTGGTTGTGTTGGCTATACGGAAATACATATTATCTGCCAACCTCATGGGTACTAAAAAATGAATTTCCTGACTACGAACTTGCAACAATTGACAGACTCAATTGGTGGAATAGTGAAAACTATAAACGACTACGTTATCAAACAGATACAAAATATAACAAAGGACATCTCCCACAGATGTTCGAATCTTACCAAAGAGAAATTGGTAAATCTCTTCAATCCAAGTACTTTGAAAACTTATTGGGAGACAATGAAACAGATTCCTTCCACAGAGTATGGGAAACTGTCAAAAAGAACTTTCATAAATTTGGTAGATACACTACTTGGTTTTACATGCAACATTTGTATTCTACTTGTAATCTCCCTGTGGTTCCTAACACTCTTTGGTTTTCTGATCATTCTGGGAGTAGGAGTCATCGTAATGGTTTTCTTTTTGCACTTGGAAGAGAAGATCTTATCGACGAGAAACTGGATACAAAACAAACAGAGTGGCTCGAATCTGAAGGGAAGTCTTTCCTCGAAGAAATGAACAGACGTTATCCAGAGTATAAAAAAGATATTAACTTTTATACAATGGAAACTTGTCTATGTTCGTTTAAGAAAATCTTCCGTGAACACCATGGACGTTATCTTGGTTATTACCTAGATCGTCAAGCAGAAGAAATCTCTCAAGTCCAAAGTGATGGATGGTATGGTATTGAGTGGGACGTATTATGGCAAGCACGAAGTGAAATGCTAGATCCTCGTCTTATCGATAAACGAGGTATCAATAAAGAAAAGTTTGCAAATTTTATTAATACTGGATCAATGGATCGTTTGGAATGGATGTATGATGATGTATCCTCAAATCAATTCTTTTCTCTAGAAAATGCCTTGCAATATTAATTGTAGTATAATTATATGAAGAAAACGAAAACTTACATACATGTCAACCAACACGTTATACGAGCAAATAAAAAGAATGGGACGTCAGATCCTGTTATTACTGTCAAGCAAGGACGAAAGAACACTTATTGTTCAGAGGTTAAAGTCCTTGGTCCATGCACCATTGTTTATGGGGGTAATGATAAACCTATTCTTTCTTGTGGTGCTAGGGTTGTTATATTAACTGAATCGGAAGTGGAGATAATTAAATGAGTTTAAAACTAATTGGAATAGTCGGCATGCCAGGAACTGGTAAAACTACGTTGATGAAAGAGTGGATGGCAAAACGAGAGTGGACAAAAGACACTCCAGTTAAATTGCTTGATAGTCTAATTAGTGGCGACATTCGCTTATTTGGTAAGTATGAAGAGGGTGATACCTTTGCTGGTACAGATAAACTCTCTATGGCTGTCCAACCTGCAGCACTAGAATACATACGTATGCCTACTCACGATGTTAATATATTCGAGGGAGATCGTCTAACTTCCTTTGCTTTCTTTAATGAAGCAGTTAAAGAGGGTTATGATGTTTCTATTATCGTTCTAAAAGTATCTGATGCAATTCGAGAGCAACGTTATAAAGAGCGTGGATCCGACCAATCAGAAACCTTTATTCAAGGACGTAGAACTAAGATCGAGAATATCATTAATAGGTTTAGTGGCTCTCCATTGACTGGAGATCCCTCTCTTGTCACAGAGTTCGAACACTCTACACCTGAAGACACACAAAAAATCATTGCCCATATTGAATCTTTGCTCTAGTTTGCAAGGATTGCCTTTTCCTAAATAACTTTGGGACGTCTAATTCTAGTTTCTATTAAAAGGAGTCGACGATGGCAAAGGTTTATACCAGAGGTGGAAGTACCTCTCAGAAAAAATACTTGCAATCTTTAACAGAGTACGCATTACCACTACTGATGTCGAAAAGACTAGCAAACACGCTAGAGATTACCTACAGAATAGTTCCAAATCTATACACTAAATATGATATAATGGGTGACGCATGGTCGCAAGACGATGGACGTTATCCAAAAGAATTTATAGTTCGACTAGACGCATCACTACCTTTACGTGATTTTCTAGAGACTGCATCTCATGAGTTAGTCCACGTTAAACAATGGGCAACTAATCAAATGAGAGATTACGAAAAGAGTGAAGAGATCACTCGTTATAATAGCAAAAAGATTAACACTAACAAAGTAGACTACTGGGATCTTCCATGGGAAATTGAGGCACATGGTCGTGAAGTGGGCATTTTTATTAGATGGGTTCAGCATGCTAAATTAGAAAACCGACAATGGGCTAAATGGAAGAGTAAATGATAAAATCCTCGCCGACTGCACAACGTGCGATTATTAACTATTTTAAAACAAAATTAAAAACTGAAGCTGGAGTCAAGTTAGTTGAATCTAGTAGAGGTGGTGCTCATTTACGATTTAATTATGCAGGCGACGTTTCTAAACTACTTAAAAAACATCACAATGTAGAGATTCGTAATAGTGATCAATCGATTTCTGGAACATTTACTACACAAGAAATTATTCTTAAAGAAAAGATCGGTGGTGCTGCAGTAAACGATGGTGCTTATCTTGTTGTTACTACGTCAAGCAAGGGTGTTCTCTCTACTAAAAATTTAACTCCAGACGAATTAAAACTTCCTGGAGTCCATAAGAAAAATACATTTAAGAAAGATGTTATTGCTGGACTTAAAGCAAGTTCTTCTCCAGTTAACATTAGAGAATTTTGTAAAGATCTACTCGATGCCTCAGAAAGATCTGATGGTAAAATCGAAAGTGAGTTTATGGATAGTATTAGCAACAGTGATATTACTACTATTGCTAAAAACTTTGGTGAGATCTCTGGTGCATTATGGTATATGACTCACTATAATAAAAAAGCCACTGCTGTAGAATATCCAAACGAAAGTAACTTTCCTCTTGTAGATTATTTTATTCACGAAGACAAAAAGAAAATCGCAGTATCAGCAAAAGCCAATGATGGTGCTCCACCAAGTATTAATGCAATTGCTGATGTATTAAGAAAAAAGAAATATACTGATAGTAAAAAGGAAGACGCAAGGAAAGCAATTATTGCTATTAGCGATTCTTCTACTGTAGATGGTATTATTAATGCCTCTAAAGAATTGAGTACTGATGGGTATAAATGGGTAAGTAAAGAATTTAAAAAGGGACAAGTGTTTACTGCTGCAGATTGCGAAACGTTTCTGTCCTCGTATAAGTCTGGTAAATCAGTATTTGCAGAATTAGAACCATTGTATAAATTAATTGGTCGTGCTGCATCATTAGACATTATTGAACGAACAATGAAAGCCAATGGTAAGCGATGGGGATTTATCATCTCTCCAATGGGCTATGCTTTGGTCGATCAGCTAAATAAGACAGAGAAGTATATAGAAGTCTTAAACGATGCTGCAAAAGAGATCCAACTAGAACAGCTATACATTAAGATCAAGTTAAGTCAGAAAGCAGTGTCTTACGAAGTCAAGTTATTTGGTACTTCGAAGTTCAAATTCGAGTACAATGCGAACGCTGGGCAACCCTCTTTGAAGAAAATTTCCTTCAAAATGGAGAAATAACCCTACTTTTTTGAGGGTTTTTTCATAAGTTGTTGTATTTGCAACAAAAAAAGATTGAAAAAAAGAGCAAAAAAAGCAAAATAGTTGTTGACTTTCTTGCAACTTTATGGTATAATAGCAGTATGAAAATTGAAAAGGAAACTAAAATTATGACTACTGCGACTCTTATCCATGCTGCTTTTTCTGATTTACCTACTGTTGTTGCTGAGATCTACGTTGGCGACTGGACTGGTGAAAAAGCATTGAACTACGTTTATCGTGCGACTCAAAATATCGAAGGATCTTGGTCGAAAGGTAAAAGTTTTGAATTCAATGGTCAGACTTATGAGAATGAGGACTACGATGACAACATCACTGTTCTTGTTCCTCTGAAAACTGGCAAAGATGGTAACGTTTATGGTTTGCGTTCTACTTCGATGGGTGATCGAATCATCCTTGGTGGTAAGATTTATGAAGTTGCTGCTGTTGGATTTAAGGAGGTGGCATAATGGTTGACACTACCTTTGACAATAGGCACGGAGGTGCTTTTGATCGTGGGTGTGCTGACAGTTATTACAGACGTCCTCGAAACCCTCATTACTTTGAAGGTAAATCTTTTCAAAGTAATATCGTTTGGAAAGATAAACTGACTGATGAAGAGATTCAGGCATACCATGCAGGTTATGATTATAATGATGAAATGAACAATCACAAAGACTGGGGAATTTAATAAGTGGCATTCGGATTTAAAGATTATTTAAAAGAACAGAAAAATACTCACATGGAGCATCTAGAGGATCTAGTGTTCAATGAGGGTATGGTTGGTACAAACAAAGCCATTAAATTCCTAGAGGATCTCTTGGGAATGCTTTCTGGTAATGCGACGACTAAAGTATCTGCCACTGTAAAGTGGGATGGTGCTCCTGCTATCTTTGCTGGTATTGATCCACGAGATGGCAAATTCTTCGTAGCGAAGAAAGGTGTCTTCAATAAAGATCCTAAAGTTTACAAGACTGCTGCAGATATTAATGCTGACGTCTCTGGCGATCTTGCTGCAAAATTAAAAGTAGCATTAGTTGAATTAAAGAAACTTGGTATTACCAAAGGTGTATTCCAAGGCGATCTAATGTTTACAAAATCAGATTTAAAAACAGAAAAAATTAATGGTGAGTCTTATTTGACTTTCCATCCTAACACTATTGTATACGCTGTTCCTCTTAAGAGTAATCTAGCGACACAAATTAAAAAAGCAAATATGGGTATCGTTTGGCATACCTCCTACGAAGGATCTTCATTTGAAACAATGAAAGCATCTTTCGGTAAAACTATTATGAATAAGTTAAAATCGTCTCCAAGTGTTTGGATGGACGATGCTAACTATAAAGATTATAGTGGTACAGCTACCTTTACCAAAGCTGAAACCACAGCAGTAACAAACGAAATTAAGAAAGCAAAGGCTCTTTCTTCTAGTTTGAATACTAAAATGGTAGATGACATTCATAAAGATGAAGCACTACTGACACATATTAAGACTTATAATAATACCAAAGTAAGAGAGGGTGAAGAAATTACAAACATTGCAGCACACGTTGCTGGGTTGTTTCATTATATTCACGATAAATATCAAAAAGAAATTGACTCCAAAAAGACTGACAAATCGAAGTCTTCTTGGGAAGAAAAACGTAAGAATGTATTAAAGTATTTCTCGGCACACGATCAAAATGAGATCGTTAAAATCTTCGAACTAACTAATCTTTTGACTTCCATCAAAAGTGCAGTTATTACCAAGATGAATCAAGCTGGTCATATCAATACATTCTTGAAAACTACAGACGGATTTAAGGTTACTGGAGTTGAGGGATTTGTAGCTATTGACCACCTCTCTGGTAATGCTGTAAAGATTGTAGATAGGCTCGAATTTAGCAAATCTAACTTCTCTCCTGACATAATTAAAGGGTGGCAGAAGAATTAAGATTACTAAATAAGAGTGTATTAAACTAAATCGATGGACAAAAGAAATGAAGAACTTTAAAAACTTATTACAAGAACTACCTGCAAAAAAGATAGTTATCGCCTTTGGACGATTTAATCCTCCAACTACAGGGCATGAACTACTCGTCAACAAGACGACTCAATTTGCATCACGCAACAACATCCCCCATCGTATCTACGTTACGCACACTGAGGACAAGAAGAAAAACCCTCTTCCTCAAAAGCGTAAGATATACTTCATGCAACGAATGTTCGGTAAAGGTGCTAATCTAGTTGGCACTGGAAACGATGTTCGTACTATCATCGAAGTTGCAAAACATTTAGAAAAAGAAAAATTCACAGATTTAGTCCTCGTCGCTGGTAGCGATCGAGTCCCTCAGTATCGTAAACTACTTGAACAATACAATGGTAAAGAATACAAATTTAACTCAATCGAAGTTGTGTCTTCTGGTAAAAGGGATCCAGACTCGGAACAAGCAGACGGAATGTCAGCAACAAAAATGCGTGAAGCAGCAAAAGCTGGCAAGTTTGTTGATTTCAAGAGAGGCATCCCAGCGAAAATGACAGTCGCTGATGCTAAGCGTATGTTCAATGAAGTAAGATTGGGTATGGGTTTAGATCCTATCAAAGAAGAAATTAATTTCGAAACTTCAGATATTAGAGAGAAATACATCAACGAAGAAATCTTCGCTATTGGTTCTGTTGTAGAAGACAGCAATGGCGTATATGAAGTAGTTGATCGTGGTGCTAATTATGTCACTGTCGTTAATGAGAGTGGTGCAATGAGTAAGAAATGGTTACACCAAGTTGTAGAAGTTGCTACTGCAAAAGAAGCACAACCTATTCTACAAGAAGACTCTACTGAAGTTGAGTATAAAGGATACAAAACGAATAACTTCCATATGTGTCCTATTGCGAAAACCGAATTTTTAAATCTTTTTAAAAAAGAAAAAGATCCTGTTGCAGTACTGAATGCTCTTAAACTAACTGAAGAGTATTTAAGTATAGAGTCTGCAGCAGAAGAACGTGGGTATGCTACACAATCTGATATCGACAGATTCCAAGTGATTCAATTAAAAGCATCAGAATCTCTTAAGAAAATCGATGAGTTAGACAATCACGATTACATGAAGATCCATAGCGATGCTATGTCGAATCTTCTAGAACAAAATAAAGGCAAGGACGAAATGATAGAAGAACAAATGAAATTTAGTTCGGCTGATCGGATCAAGGTTGCACGAATCATCGGTGGTGCTCTTGGTGTCAGCGAACCAGAAAAACAGGGTAATCCTACACAGCTAGTTAATATGGGATTACGTAAAATTAGAACAAAAAGAATTACTCCAGAATTTGCTGCGATTGTAGACAAGATGTTAAACACTGCACGTATTGCTGGAATCGATTATGACGACAGTTTAATGCCAGCTACAATGAAACAAATGAAAGCACGACAAGATAAAGATATGAAAGAGGGAGTAGTTTCTGATCGTACTAAAGATCAAATTGCTCGAGAAAAAGAACAAGACAAATTGAAGCATAAAAATATGATGGATCGTGCTAAGGAGCAAGATAAGAAAATGAAAAAAGAAGAAAAACGATACACAGTTATCGCAATGACTGAAGACAAACAACGAGTGGTGAAAAATATCCTTGCCTCATCACAAGAAGAAGCTAAGTCTATTGTTGAAGCTGAAGGTATCTACAAATCAGTTATCGTAAGTCAACAAGGTAAGATTGAAGAAGTTAAGAAACCATCTGTTGAGAAAACAGACACTTCATCTACCTTTAACATTGCTAAGTCTATTATGTCTTATGATGACTTTAAGAAAATGTTAAAGATCCAAGGTGGAATTAAAAAAGACGAATCAACTTTTGAAGGTAAAAATGAGTTTGGTGTAATCGTTAAGAAACGAGGACATCATCCTGACGGAACAGAGATCGAAGACGATCCACATCCAGATCATAACCCTGCAAATATTCACGAGCCAAACCCACGTAAACGTCGTGCTGATCAGTACGATATGATGGACTCAGTAGAGTTAGATGGTGAAGTGCTTGAAGAAGGACGTATGAAAGAAATTTCAATAGATATGAAAGATCTATCTGCTGCAGAGTTCTTACAAAAGTATAAAAAAACAAAAGCTGAACTGCAAAAAGCATTAAGTGGTGGAATTAAACAAGAGGCACGTCCAACTGATGGAGATCCAGAAAAGGATTACCTATCAGATAGAGAAATGGAAGATATCATTTCTAGATACGACGATGATCTTGATCCACTAGATGACGAAGATTTACTTGATCTTTACGATGACGATGAATTAGAAATCGTTGACGAAGAAGATGAAGTAGTATCAGAGTCAGTATTGTTTGAGGGCGAAGAAGTACAAATGAATGAAGTGCTTTCTCGTACTGAACGTATTAAGGCACGTGTTCGTTTAATGAAGACTCGTGCAAAACGTCAACGTAATTTAAAGATTGCTCTTAAGAAACACTCTTCAACTCAAGTTATTAACAGACGTGCAAGACGACTAGCAATCAAAGCTATCAAACAACGTCTATTCAAGAAACCTGCTAATAAAATGTCAGTGGGTGAAAAAGAAAGAGCAGAAGCAAGAATTAAAAAATTGTCACACATTGTTAATCGTGTTGCAATGAAACTTGCTCCTAAAGTTAGAAGGATGGAAAAGAAACGTCTTTCAAGCCGAAGGACTAAATAATAACATGGCTGTTAAATCGTTTAAAGACTTTTTAGATGAAGTTGCTAATCAATTTCCGCACTCACAGCAGTTCGAACATTTAGATTGTGGAACTGGTAAGTGTTGTGGGGATTGCCAAGAAGAGACAGATTCTATTCTCTGGGAAGAAGTCCTAGAAGAATCTGAGTATCAAGGTAAGAAAGTAACTTTAAATAAACCATTTCGTGCTAGTGGTGGCAAGAAGAAATTCTATGTCTACGTTAGAAACGATAAAGGGAATATTATTAAGTTAGGGTTTGGTGATCCAAATATGGAAATCAAACGAGACGATCCAGCAAGACGTAAAGCATATCGATCAAGACATGGTTGTGATAATCCTGGACCAAAATGGAAAGCCAACTATTGGTCTTGTAAGATGTGGAGCGCAAAACCAGTAAGTAAAATAACCTAAGGAGTGATTATAAAATGACACGTGAAGAAATATCTTTAGCAATTGTGGAAGCAATTAAGAAGATTACTATGAAAAGCGATATCGAGATTCATGGTGATACGGATCTAAGGAATGATGTTGGTATTGACAGTTTAGATACTGTTGAGTTGCTAATGGACTTAGAAGATAATTACGGAGTGATTATTTCTAATGAAGAGGCAGAAACATTTAAAACTTTAGATGATGTGGTTACAATGGTTGAAGAAAAGTTAAACGACCCAAGTAAGAACAAGGAATAAAAATTAAATGGCTGGATTACATATACTTAAAAACTCGCATCAAGAGGCAATAGTCAAAGTTTATACGACGAGTCCTTCAGGAGAAACTATTGATATTTCTCTACAGAACACTCTAACTTTGCCTACTGAAGTATATGTTACAGGAACAGCACTCACTGATGAAAGTGTAGATGGTGGTTATTCTACCTATACTGGTTCACATGTTATTATAACTGGTATTTGGTGGGGTGCTAAGGATGGTAAACAAGTAGACATTTTGCGTAAGATTGATGCTGTACCTACTTATCACAATCACTATTATCTAATTGGTGCGAACTTTTACGACTTTAAAGCATCAGGATTTGCTGATCGTGTTTACGCAAATAAAGATATTACAGTTAGTTTTGTTGGTGGAGAAGGACATTGTATTCTTCGCCTAAGTAAAATGGGTTGGAATCAAAAGATAGAATTACCACAATTTTCGGTTTATGATAATCCGAACGTTGTTGGTTCATAATAGAGGTTACGAATGGATGAATTGAAAACAGCTTTAAAGATTGCACTTGCAAATAGTTTTGCAATGTATTATAAAGCACAGGCTATGCATTGGAATGTTGAGGGAATGTTCTTTGGACAGTTCCACGAATTCTTTGGTAATGTATACGAAGAGATTTACGAGTCTATCGATAAGTCGGCAGAACAATTACGTGCACTAGGAGAGTATGCTCCTGCAAGTATTGACGATCTATATCGATATAAAACAGTAAATGAAAGTCAGCTAAATAGAGATGTAACGTCACAGTTAGAAGATCTATTAGTGACTAACACGATGCTTTTGGAGTCTTGGATGAAAGTACTTCATGAAGCAGAAAGCGAAATGCAACATGGTTTAGAAAACTATGCTGCTGAACGAATCGATGCTCATAAAAAACATGAGTGGATGATCAAATCATATTTAAGGAAATAAAATGGAAAATAATGAAGTAAAAAATACAGAAGTAAAAGTAGAGGAAACTCCTGCTACTGCTCCTGCTGAACAAGTTGCTAGTGAAACTAAAGTAGAAACACCTGCTGCTGCACCTGCAGTAGAAGCACCTAAGAACCCACTAATTGATGCAACAGTAAAAGAACTAAGTGACAAAATGGGATTCCGAGGTAATTAATTAAATCGAGGAAGAAATGAAAAGTTACGGACAATTTATAGATGGACTATCTGAAGGAAAACTTACCGAGTTATCCAGATCCACTCTATCATCATACTCGTCAAAGGCATCTGATGCATCAAAGCACAAAGGATTACCTACTAAAAAAGTAGATAATCGTTATGCTGGTGTAAAGAAAGCCAGTGACCAATTAGCAAAGAAAAAATTAGGTGAAGAACAATGCACCTGCGATTGTGGTAAAAATCCATGCATTGAATGTGGCAAATCTCATCATAAAATGAACGAAGCAAAAGATCCTAACGAATACGATCGTGAAGGAGATATGGCTAAAACTCAATTAATGACTATCTGTCGTAATGCAGAAGATTTAATTGAAATGATGGATGACGATGCTAACCTACCAGAATGGGTACAGGCTAAGATCGTTAAAGCAGAAGATTACATCACTACTGTTCGTGACTATTTACAATCAGAAAAAGAACGTATGAATGAGGCTGTAAAAGTCCCATCTAAATTCTCT